GATTAAAGGATCACTCCCTTACTTTTGAATTCAACAACGACTTTGCTTCTGGAGCACTTGAACAAGTAATTCAAAGCATCGGAATTGGACAATTGGCAAACATTATAATCAAGCCAACTTCTGCAGCAATTTCAGCAACTAACCCTGCTTATAAAGCAGACGATTCAGGTTCTGGAGCAACAAAAGCAGGTCAGGTTCTAATTTCAGAGTGGACACCACTAAACGGTGCAGTTGGCGAACTCGCTACTGTATCTGTTACCTGGCCAGTTTCAGGTCAAATCGTTAGAGCAACTGTCTGATAAATTATGGCAATCATAGTTTTAACTGATGTTTCTGTACTAATTGGACCAAATTCTGGAACTGTGGTAGACTTAAGTGACCATGTTTCATCGGTTCAGTTATCTACAGTACATGATCTTTTTGAAACTACGGTTATTGGAGATGTGTCAAAACGACAACTTGCAGGACTTGCAAATAACAGTGTAAGTTTTGACTTTATCCAAGATTTTGCCACCAACTCAGTAGAAGATACAATTGCTCCACTTGTAGGAGGACTTGCTTATTGCAAAATAAAGCCAAATAGCAGTCTTGTTACAAGCGCTTCAAATCCACGATATGAATTTGAAGTTACTCTCTCAGAGTGGACCTCGTTAAATGGTGGCGTTGGTGAATTATCAACGGCACGAGTAACTTGGCCTATTTACGGAGACATAAATAAATTTACAACACCTTAAAGGGGTAAAACAAAATGGATGGTCTATTTATAAAAGTCAAAACAACAGATGGCGATGAAGGCGTATATTCTATTCGTCCTAAAACTATCGTTGCTTTTGAGCAGAAATTCGGTAAAGGCTTTGCTAAACTTCTAACAGAAGATCAAAAGTTAGAGCACATCTACTATCTTGCACATGGTGCATTGAAGGATTCTGGTAAGGTAGTAAAGCCTTTCGGAGAGTCGTTTCTTGACACACTTGAAGCAGTGGAGTTAGCAAGCGACCCAAATTCAGAATCCACAGAGACAGCCTAACCTATACGGTAGCAATGGTTTCTGTGGAGACTGGAATATCTCCAAACGATTTGCTTGAAGCGCCTCAAGGCATACTTGAAGCAATTGTTATTTATCTAAAAGAAAAAGCAAAGGAAGCGAGCAGGAAATGAGCCAAGATGTGATAGTGTTGACTGGAGTTAAAGAGACACTAAGCGCATTGAAGCAATTTGACAAAGATGCACTAAAAGAATTTAATAAAGTTATTAATTCTGAATTGCGTGGTGCTAAAAAAGATGCACAATCATATGTCTCAGTGAATCCTCCACTTAGTGGTTGGAACACTAAACCTGCTCGCAATCCTCGCACTCGTGGTGGTGCTGGTTGGCCCGCATGGGATCAAAGTATTATTAAGGCTGGAATTACTTCTTCAAAGGCTGAAGGAAAAGTAAACAGGGCACAAGGATATACAACTTCTGCTGGTGCATTAAAAAATAGATCAGCAGCAGGTGTTATTTACGAATTAGCGGGTAGAACATCAAGAGGCAATGGAACATTTATTAGCAATCTTGAGAATAAAGAAGGAAATGCTTCTCGTTTAATTTGGAAGTCTGTAGATAAGAATAGAGATAGAATTGTAAGAAAAGTCTTTGATGCATTAGAAGATGCTAAGAGGGCTTTACAAAGAAATTTAAGTATGAGGAGAGCAGAATAATATGGCTACAGCAGCAGTAATTGCACGAATCATATCTCAATATTCAGATAAAGGTTCTAAGGCTGCACAAAAAGACATGCAGAAACTTACCAAACAATTTGATAAATTTGGTAAGAGGGCCTTAAAGTCTGTTGGTTTGGCTGCTACTGCAACGGCTGGTCTTGCTATTAAACTTGGAAAAGATGCTGTTCAAGGAGCAATGGCAGATGAAAAACAACAAGCAGCATTAGCAGTTGCCCTTCGTAATACTACTGGAGCAACAAATGAAGCAATTGATGCAAACTCCAGATTCTTAGATTCTCTTGAATTACAGGTAGCAATTGATAATGAAGAATTAATACCCTCATTACAAAAATTAGTAACTGCTACAGGAAATCTTAGTAAGGCACAACAACTACTTACCTTAGCAACTGATGTTTCGGCGGCATCTGGAAAAGACTTAGATACAGTATCAACAGCATTATCAAAAGCATATGTTGGTAATTTCACTGCTTTAAGGAAATTAGGCATACCTCTTGATGAAGCAAAAATAAAAGCAAAAGACTTTTTAGGAATACAACAAGATTTAGCAGAAGTTAGCAAAGGACAGGCTGCAGCAGCAGCAAATACTTTTGCGGGTAAATTAAAAATCTTACAGTTATCATTTAATCAAATAACTGACAGAGTAGGATATGCCTTAATACCAGTCTTTGAAAAACTTGTAGAGCGTATAAATAAAGATGTTTTGCCTGCATTTGAAAAGTTTATTAGAGTAAATCAAAATGATATTGTAAGAGCAGTTGAAGGCTCAATAAAACTTGCCACAGACTTTGCAGAAGCAATGATTGATCTATCTGGTATTTTAATAGATTTAGAACCACTTCTTAAAATACTTGGTAGTGGTATTTTGGCCATTATTGGATATGTTAAATTATTCGCAGCAACTCAAGCATTACAAGGCTTTTTGGCATATCTGGCTACATCAATGTCTTTGTTTAAAGCAGAACTGTATCTTATAGGTCCATTAACTCAAACGGTTTCAGAAGAATTTAGTGTTCTGGGCATTAAAATAAAAACACTTGGTAGAGGATTAAGAGACCTAAAAGGAGTAGACAAACTTTCTGGCAAATTCAGAATCCTTGGTAAAGCCATATTTGCAGCAATGTCACCAGCATTAATATTCTTTGCCAAGATAGCAATAGCAGTTGCTGCTATCTATGTTGCTTATAGAGGCCTAAAAGCAATATTAGAGAAATTTGCCAGGGATGATAGAAAAAGAGCAGCATCCGCAAAGATAGCCCTACAACAAGAAAAAGAAGCAGCAGATCAACTGAATGCCACATATAACGAAGGCATTCGTGTAATGATTCAAAGAGGTCAAAGTTCAAGTGCTGTAAAAGATAGAATTCTTGCAGATTTTGCAATTCTTGAAAAGCAAATAAGTACCGCTAAAGAACAACAGGAGAAAGATAAGGCTGATGCTGCAAGACAAGCAAGATTATTAGCAGAGCAAATAGCAGATGAACAAAAAAGACTTTATATCCAAGGACTGGAAAGAAAAGGTGCTGCTAAACTTCTAACTCTAAATAGAACTCTTCTTACAGATAAAAAGAAGATGGAAGTACAACTTGCTGCAATTAAAGCAAAGAATGCCAAATTAGATAAAGCAGGAATTAAACTTACAGATCCAGATGAGATGACTGCTATCCAAATGGAGGCTATTTATCAAAATCTTGTTAAAAATGGTAAAATATTATTAGCAGAAGTAACAAAGCAACAAAAAGCGGCAGATGATTTAAAACTAAAGGCTGCTGAAGACTATAATAAAGCATTAGAGCGTCAAGCAGACATAGTTCAATACCTTGACAAACTAAGAGCAAATGACATAGTTGTAGTTGACTTCTTGGCTAAAAAATGGAAAATGTCTACCGATGCTGCTGATATGTATATCAAGAGCGTATTGGCAGTAGGCCAAGCAAAAGTAGATGATGCTGGAATTATGTCTCTACGCCTGGCTTGGGGTATGAGTGGAGATCAGGCAAGGAAGTATCTTGAGTTTACTGCTGCAATTAAGGCAGGACATGGCAACATAGGTAAAGAAAAACTTGAAGAACTTGGAAGAAAATGGTTTAAAGATACTGATAATCCTACTGATGCTGCTCGTAAATACGAAGAAGCACTTGGTGTATTAGAAGATCATGAAGTTGGTGCAAAAGAAGTTCAGAAATTAGTTGACTCCTGGAATCTGAGTCCAGATGCAGTTGCTGCATATTTACTTGAAGTTGGAAAGCCATTTACTTTAACAGATGATGCAAAATTAATCTTATCTGCAGATATGGTTGCTAAAATTGCTGGACACTGGGATAAAGCAAAAATTGCATTAATAGCATATCTAAACGCAGCAAAGGGATTTAAGTTTGATTTTCCAAGTACTGTTGATCCCGCAACAGCAGCAGCAGCAGATGCCGCAGCCAAGGCAGCAGCGGATGCCGCAGCCAAGGCAGCAGCCGCTAAAGCAGCAACAGATGCAGCCGCTAAAGCAGCAGCAGAAGCAGCCGCTAAAGCCGCAGCAGACGCAGCAGCCAAGGCAGCAGCATCAAAGGCAGCAGCAGACGCATATGCGATTGCTTTAAGATCAGGCGATAAGGATGCAGCAGCACTTGCTGCAGCAGGAGTAACCCCAAGTGCACTTGCAACACAAGAAAGCGGTGCAATTGGTGCAGCATCTATAGCAGCACAATTAGCAAAGGCAGAACAAGAAGCGATTGCAGCAGCAATGGCAGCATTTAAACAAAAGGAAGCAAGAGAAGCAGCAGAAGCAGCAGCAAAGGCAGTAGCAAGTGTTGACTACGATGAAAGATTTAAGTTCAAGGCATTTGATTATAATCAGTATAAGTCTCCAACATCAACTGCTGGTTCAAATTTTGGTGGTGGAAACCTAATGGCTGGTGGACCAATAAATGTTACTTTAAATGTTGCAGGTTCTGTGACCACAGAAGATGATTTGGTTCAGGTTGTTAGAAATGGTCTGTTATATGGACAAGGTAATGGTTACAGCATAAACTTGCAGGCGATCTAATGGCTATTCCAACACTTAAAGTAGAAATTGACTTCGCAACAGGACCATCATTTACATATCCAATAATTCTTGATTCAGTTACTCAAGGATTGCTTGATACTAATATTTTAGGTGATGTGCCTCAAGATGTTGTAGATATTTCTTCTCAGGTTAGAAAAGTGACTACTCGTAGAGGTCGTAACCGTATTCTTTCCAACTTTGAGGCAGGAACTGCAACGGTAACGCTAAATGATCCTGATTCAGATTTCTCACCAACAAATGAATCAGGACAATACTATGGAAAATTACTACCATTAAGAAAAATAAGAATATACGCTAATGTAGATTTCGGTCCTCCAACAGGAATAGTTGGAATTAACCTATTCTCAGGATATATCACTTCATACGATACAACATTTTATCAAGGAACTAATGAAGATTCTACTGTTGTTTTACAATGTGTAGATGGATTCCGCCTTCTTAACAATGTTTCTACAGACATTCCTCCTGTTCCAGGATGTACTGCAGGTCAATTATCTGGAGCAAGAGTTAATGCTTTATTAGATTGGGCTGATTGGCCAGGTTCTTTAAGATTTACTCAAGAAGGTGACTCTACAATGCAGGCAGATCCTGGTGGAAATAGATCACTTTTGGCTGCCATTCAGACAATTGAACAATCTGAATTTGGTGCTTTCTTTATTGATCGTGCAGGACGGGCGACATTCTTTGATAGAAGTGGTCTTGCAAAATTCGCAGATGTTCCACCAAAAGCATATTCTGATGATGGAACTGGATATACATATAACTTCGTAGACTTTGCATTTGATGATCAATTAGTTCTAAACGATGTTACTGTTACCAGATATAACAATGGAGTCCCACCTGCTCCAGTACCTCAAACAGTTACTAATCAACAAAGTATTGATACATATTTTTATAAGTCAGGTCAGAGAACAGACTTACTTGTTGAAACAGACACAGAGTCTTTAAACATTGCTCAAACGCTTGTAGCCTCTCGTGCTGAAGCAGAACAAAGAATTGATTCCATGGTTGTTAATTTGCAAGGCGATGTTGATTTGGATAAACTTTATGATACTTTGTCTATGGAAATTTATAGAAATGTGATAATAACAAAAACAATGCCTGGAGGATCTATAGTTACAAAAGAACTGTTTTGTCAAGGTGTAAATCATGACATAACAACAAACTCTTGGAATGTAACTGTTTTTACCGCAGAACCTATCATTAATGCTTTTATCTTGGATTCAGACGATGAGATCAGTCCACCAAAAGTCGGACAAGGTATACTTGGTAGAAACGCTTTATCATACTAACAAAATAAGGAGAAAACAATGCCAACAGGCTCAGTAGGTGCTGGTTACAAGACCTTTAACACAGGTGATGTTCTCACAGCAGCACAGGTTCAGTACAACCTGCAAAATCAATCAATAATGTACTTTGAGGATGCTGCAGATAGAGATACTGCCCTGACAGCAGGTATTGTTCAAGAAGGTATGTTTGCCTATCTTGCTGATACTGATGCAACAGTTTACTATGATGGTGCTGCATGGCAGTCATTTGGTACTGGAGATGTTACTGGTCTAACAGCAGGTTCTGGTATTACAATTACCAACCCTGGTGGTCCTGTACCGATAGTTGCTATTGATACAGCAACCACAGTAAGTCTTACTGCAAGCCAAACTCTTACAAATAAGACATTAACCTCACCAAAAGAAAAAATTGAAATTGTTGCTGCTGGATCAACAGGTACTATTAATATTAATATTAATACGGCGGCTGTTGAATACTACAATGTTGATGCTACAGCCAACTTTACCTTAAATGTTCGTGGTGATGTTTCTACTACCCTGAATTCATTAATGGCTAATGGAGAACAAATCTCTATTGTGTACCTTAATCAAAATGGTGCTATAGCATACTATCCAGATTTCTTTAAAATTGATACAGTAACACAAACTCCTTTGTGGTTAGGTGGAACTGCTCCAGTAGCAGGAAATGCCAACTCAACAGATGTTTATGTTTATACAATTATAAAGACTGCAGCAAATACTTATACAGTTCTTGCTTCACAAAACAAGTTTGCTTAATATTTAATTTTAATAAGGAGTAAAAGTGAGTCCATTATTTAGGGATCCAAGTGGTATAGGCGTACATCTTAGAGTAGTAACACCTACTCCTGCACCTACTCCAGCACCTACACCCGCTCCTACTCCTGCACCTACACCTGCTCCTACACCTGCTCCTACACCTGCTCCTACACCTGCTCCTACACCTGCTCCTACTCCAGCACCAACACCTGCACCAACGCCAGC